AACTGAAGGGGACAAAGGTTTTCTCGGTACACGTATTCTGACAAAAGCTGCTTCCAGATTTATTATTCCTAGACCAAAGATTGAACAAATAATTAAAGACTTAGAAGCACAAAAAGCAGAAATTGAAAAACTAAGAACAAATGACTGATTCAAATTACTCTGGTAATGTGGATATAAATATTGATCCCGAGTATGCTGATTATTTAGCAGACGAAGCGGCTCAAGCACAAGACGAGTACGAACAGGCTAGAGATGCACAAGAACAATCTCAGTCTACGTTACAGCAAGAGGAGCGAGTTTCTAAGGAAGTTCAAGACGATCCTCGAAATGCTGATAACTGGGGTGCTAAGGCACTCATAAAAGAAGGACAGTCCATATTATCTGGTGGTATTCAAGACACAGCTTCTTCTCTTGCCACTTTTCCAGAACGTACGCTTGATGCGTTGTCTGGCGAAATGCAAAGAGAAAGAAAAGAAACTGGTACATATAGACCAGAGTGGAGCCCATTTGGAGCATATGACAATCCAATAGAAACAAAAACATGGTGGGGTAAACAGTTACGTGGTTTAGTCCACTTTGGTACACTTGCAGTTGGTACAGTTGCGGCAGCTAAGGCTGCTGTAGCTACCGGTGCAGTGACAATACCAGCTGGTATACTCGCACTATCAAAAGGTAACATTATTAGAGGTGCAGCTGTAGGAGCTGTATCTGACCTTATATCAAAAGAGTCAGATGAACAAAACGCTTTAGGTGCATTACGTGACAGGTATGGCTGGATAGATACACCAATATCTACTAAAGATACTGACCATCCAGTTATAATGAAACTAAAAAATATCGTCGAAGGCATGGGCATAGGTCTAGTTTTTGACGGTCTTGCTTACTCACTTGGAAAAGGTGGTAAGAAAAGTGTTGAACAAATAACTAAACGTAACAAAAGCTTAGAAAAGCAAACAGTAGAAGCTGGCGTAGCACAGATACGTCAAGGTGAGACAGATTTTAGAGCAGATAAAAATGCACCTATATCTCAACCACACCAAGGAGCACACATATCAGAAGTAGATCCACAAACTGCAAGAGATCAGCTATCGGGTACACGTAAAAACTGGGGGTCAGAAGAAGGATCTACGGGTTCTGTAACTACACCTGTTGAACGTGAGCGTATAGCTATGGAAGGTGGTACTGATGATGCTACAGTAGAACGTATTTTGCGAGGTTTATTAAGCACTGAAAAGTTTGCAAAAGAATTAGAAAAAGCAAAAGGTGACAGAAGAGCACTTGCTGCTACATTTAGAGAAGCTATAGAAGGACACCAACGTATAACTCAAGGCAGAAATGCTGTAGACATGTCACCACAGGAGTACTTAAAAGAACTACTAGAAGCTCAACCTGATGTAATTGATGGCGTAGAAATATGGACATCTAAAAACGTAGTGATTGCTGACCTTGTAGTAGGTACATTACTTAAGCAAGTTCGTGATTTAGGTACAGCTGGTAGAGAAATAGCAGATCTTGTTGACATACAAGACGTAGACGGACCAACAAAACAGCTAGTAGACACTATGCTAACTGCATTGTACGAAACTAAGAAAGCTAGATTCGTAAAGTCTGACTCATTTAGAGAATTAGGTTTAGGTAAGAAAAGTAAAAAGACTGTAGAAGAAGCAACACAAGCGTCCCTAACAGATGCTAAAGATTCTATTATGTCCATACTTAAGATTGCTGGTGATGACAAAGACGATAACTTACTTAACGCTTTGTATGAAGCATTTTCTATGATAGACAGTGTTAATACATTAGATGACTTTGACAACTGGGCAAGAAAAACTATACTAGGTGGACAGCTAGAAGCTACAAGTCCTAACAGAACAGGTGCTATGATACGTGAGCTAGAAGGTGTAATGACACACAGTATACTGTCTGGTCCTAAAACACCAATTCGAGCTATTATGGGTACATCTACTGCAACAGTATTAAGACCTCTAGCTACAGCACTAGGATCAGTTTTACGATTACCGTTTGATGGTAATGTAGCTGACGTTAGAGCAAGTCTAGCATCGGTAAACGGTATGGTTGAATCTATACCAGAATCATTTACTATATTTAGAAGCAAGCTTAACTCATACTGGAAAGGTGATATTAGATCTATCAAAACACGTTATGCAGAGTTTACACAGGCAGATGATAACTGGGAAATATTACGTCGTTGGGCAGAAGATAGTGGTCGAGCTACTGAAGGAGAGCAAGCAGCTTTTCGTGTAGCTAACATGGCACGTCAAATGAACAACAGTAATTTCTTAACATACTCTACTAAGTTAATGGCTGCAACTGATGATGCGTTTGGTTATATACTTGGACGTGCTAAGATGCGTGAAAAAGCTATGCGTAAAGTCCTTGAGTTACAGGATAATGGATATAAAACACCTAAGATTACACCTGAGTTAATGAGAGCATACGAAGATGATTTTTATGCACAGGTATTTGACGCTAACGGTAACATTATAGACGAAGCTACAAAGTTTGGTCGTAAAGAAGTAACACTAACACAGGATCTTACAGGCTTTGCAAAAGGTCTAAACGACGTATTTAGTGCTACACCTTTAGCTAAACCATTCTTTCTGTTTGCTAGAACTGGTGTAAACGGACTTGCACTTACAGGTAAGTATACCCCCGGTTTTAACTTTCTTGTAAAAGAGTTTAATGATATAGCATTTGCTAATCCTAATGATTTAGCTAGTGTAAACAAGTATGGTATATTTACACCAGAAGAACTAGCTAACGCAAGAGCTTTACAAACAGGTAGACTTGCTATAGGCTCTGCGGTTACATTTATGGCTACACAGGCATGGATGCGTGGTGATCTTAACGGTAACGGACCTGTAGACAGGCAGAAAAGACAGCTATGGCTTGACGGTAAGTGGGAGCCTAGAACATTTAAAGTAGGTGCAGTTCGTGTTGGTTACGACCAGTTTGAACCATTTAACCTTATTATGTCTACAATAGCTGACGTAGGTGATGCAAGTCAACTTATGGGTGAAGAGTGGACAGAAAACGAACTAGGTAAAATATCTCTTGTTATAGCTCAGGCTGTTACAAGTAAATCATATCTAGCTGGTATACAATCCTTTGTTGACTTATTCGCTGGTAGACCCGGCCAAGGAGGTCGTATTGTGTCTGGTTTAATTAACAACACAGTACCACTAGCTGGTATTCGTAACGACTTAGGTAAACTATTTACCCCTTACATGCGTGAAATAAACTCAGGTGTGTTTCAGTCAATACGTAATAGAAACTTAATTACAGAAAATCTTGCTGAAAATCAGTTACCTATTAAGTATGATATGCTTAACGGTAGACCATTAAAAGATTGGGACTTTCTTACTCGTGCATTTAATGCAGTAAGTCCTGTTACTCTTAATTTAGAACAGAGTGATGGTAGAAATTTCTTATTTGACAGTGGTTACGATTTACGTACATCTACATACTTTGCACCAGATAGTACAAATTTAACTGACCATCCTTATATTAGATCAGAGTTTCAACGAGCACTTGGTTCTCTTAATTTAGAACTAGAACTTGATAAGTTTGCTAAAGATCCTAAGATGATAGCATCTATGGAAAAAATGTATGAAGACATACGTGCAGGCAAGCGTGCACAGTTTAATGCTAGAGACTACTATCATAATAGAATTATTGACAGATTGTTTAAACGTGCTAAGAAAAAAGCATGGGCATCAATTAAAGATGATCCTAATATAGCAAAAGTAATTGAAAAACAGCGTGCAGAAAAACTAGCACAGATAGATAAACGAAGTGCATCCGCAAACATCCTCAACATTTATAAATAATGGCAACAACATTCGTAGATTACACTGGGGATGGAAACGCAACTAAGTCGTTTTCTTTCCCTTCTATAAAAGAAGCTGATGTTAAAGTAGAGGTAGATGGTGTCGTAAAGACAACCAGTACTCACTATAACATAACCAGCTACACAACAACAGGTGGTGGTAATGTTGTCTTTACATCAGGCAACATACCAGCAAGCCCAGCTGCAATACGTATCTTTCGTGATACAGATGTAGAC